TATATAGGTCGTCCCATAATAGTAGAGGAAAGAAAGGGGCAGAGCTTTCGCTCCACCCCTCATTTTCCGATATAACAACCTATTAGAATGGAAGGTCAGAAGACCCTTCAGCTTTGGTTGATGTACGCCGCTCCTGCGCCGCCTCGCTATTAGGATCCCACACGCTCAGGCATGGCTTTCCATTCTTCGACATAAATAGTCGGAATCGAACGTTACCGCCCTGACCCTGTGCATCACGCTTGGTGGTGTACTGGTCGATGGCATCCTTAAGCTCGTTGTCCTTGAGGCGGAAAGACCACCCCATCAACTCGCCATTTTCGTTGTAGCTTGGCTCATCGGCCCAGCCTACTAGTACGCTCTCGTACTTCTTTGTTTGTTCACTCATGTTAATGAATTAAAGGTTAAAATAAAGGTTATTAAAAATAAGGTGTATATGCTTAAAGCTATTGTAGCGTTTAGTATGCGGTTAAACGTCGCTTTATACTTCATAGTTTAAGTAATCTGTTTGTGGATTATAGTCTTGCTCAAGGAAGTTGGTGATACGCTTGAGTGCGTCATGGAACTTCATCTCTCCTGTAAACAGGGTGGAGTCAGAACACTTAACGAGGGCAGGAAGGTACGGGTAAGTTTTCTCTTGAACAACCCAATAGAAATCTTTTATTCCAAACACCTGTGTGTAGATATAAGCTTGGATGTCATATGAGAAGTCTTTGATGGCATACCGAAACTTCTCTGAGCTACGTGCTGACTTACTATCGCTGATGAATCCATCGCCTAAGCAGTCGAGGAATCCTTTGACTTGTATGCCGTGTAGTTCTTCGAGAAACCCTACCTGATAGTCACCCTTGAGGTGAGAGTCAAGCAAACCACATGTAGCCAGCCTGTCGATCATGTCGTTAGCCATCTTCCACTCATCGCCTGACACGATTGTCTTGCCTTCCTCGGCAGCTTCCTCTTTGATTTCATTCAGCTTAGCCTTGTATTCGGCAGTAAGTGTAGGTTTCTTAGAGGCTTGAGCCTTGTCTGATAGCGTGGTTACGATAGCAGATGGAGACATGACCGTGTACTTCTCGAAAGCTTTGTCCCGTTCAAACAACAGCATATCGTACATAGTACCGAAGTCTAGTGCATCTGATTTGTATTTGACTTCCCCCTTCATGTAGCGATCGAACTGCGCCATATCGCCTAGGGCTTGCTTGAGAGACGAGTACGACAAGTGAGACTTGCCGTACCGCTCCATTAATTTATCTGATATATTCATTGGTCTTCGTATAATGGTGTGCCGTCTTCAAGCATGTATTCATAGGTTTCTATCTCAGCCCAGTGTGTAGGTTGACCAGGGGTACACCAAAAGGCTTTACCCTTTGTGTTGATGTGATACTCTGCGATGTCTACATCACCTAGGAAGTCTTTGTGCTTAATGAAGTATAACCCTGTACATATTGGCTGTTCTTCGTCGTTATCAATCCAGTTTTTAGTCATCTTGGATACGAGGCATTGACGTCGAAAGCTTGAGAACGTAGCTATGTTAGTTAGCTTACGGCTTAGTACTGGGTACTTGCTCATCGTACAAACTTCTGTAAGCCAGACATCTGCTTGTCTGTGAGGCTTTCACCATACTTACCTACGATTGATTCATAAGCTTTCTTCTTGTCGGTCTGCGACTTTATATAAGCGACAGCCTTATCCATGATATTCTCAGGTGGGTCAGTGTCGAACTTCTCCTGCACCTTCTTAATCATCTTCTTAGCCTTGGTAGGTTCAGCGGTCTCTTGCTTGGCAATTGCATCAGACACCTCGTTAGCTGAAGCGATTGATGTATCAATACCGATACCCAACATAGCCAATGCACGACCGATAGCCGATGTCTCGCAGTTCTCTACGTAGCTAGTCTTGTTGATGTTGCTACTGCCTTGCACTTCGTGTGCATGACCTACCGATATGATGCGATTGTCAGCATCTACGATCGATGCTTTGCATACACATTGAGCTTCGTCTAGCACAGTAAACTCTGTGATAAGGCTCCAGTTCTTGTACTGCTCTTCCTGTCGGAAGAACTTGATTCGTTCGTTGACTTCAACGTACTGCTTGCCACGGATGTTCGTGGTCTTGAATTTGTAATTACTCATACGAGTTCTTGTTTTAGATTTTCAGCTAGACCCTCTAGCCTTTTGATTTGTATTCGAATAGTTTTTAGTTTGTCCTCAATGCTGTTGTATCGGAGGTGCATATTGCACAGCCTTACAGCCAACAGGTACTTGTCTTGGTACCCATCCCATGAAAACATATTAGCTTCGTGCTGACCAGTGTGGTGTACTACTGTGCTGTGGTCTTTACCAAAGCTTTTGCCTACTTCCGTTTTGGTCATGTGCTGAGCCATAGCTACCATTAGCGCGGCTCGTGACTGAACTTGTGGTGCTTTCCTAGATGTGTTGGGGGTGAGGTCGAGGGTAGCATAGTACTCCTCTTGTAGCCTTTTAATGTCATCATTCATTCGTTTTGCTGGTTCAAAGTTAAAGTTTAATTGTGATTAATCCAAGGGAAGGAGAGACTTTGTTTCTCAATGCTCTCAATGGTGCTTATCGCTAGGCAACTGGCACGTTGCAGGATCTCCCTGCACACCATCCATCTCTCCCCTTGTCAGCGTTCTGACAATGCCATGTCGTAACTGCTGAGAATTTCATAGAATCTAACGTAGTGGTACATAGACCTCGACACTTCGGTCAAGCTGTTAGCCACACGCTCTACTGATATGCTGTCTTCTTTGAGCAGGTCTTCGACCAAACTCTCTGCAATATCAGGGAACTGAGGTAGATACTCTGACACATCTTTGCTTAGCCATACGTCAATATCCATTTCGAGTATATCGTCGCAAGCATACATAGCTGCTAGACGTTCTGCGTTGGATGGGTCTTTGTTTTTCAATACGATTTGGATTGCTTGTTCGTTAGTCATATGTAATGCTTAATACCTGTTGAATGTTAGTGCCTGTCTTCTCAGCGTATGCACCAGACGGGGTGTAGTATGTCTTGCCGTCTCGCTCATAACTCCAGAGCTGTTGTGTAATTTCAGAATCCGTATCCCACGCCATCTTCGTATAGTTTTTTAAGTTTAATATCTAGTGTTCCGTCGTAGTAATCATCCTCAGGTGATCTCATTACCTGCATAAACTGCATGAATAGCTTCTCGGCATCAGCCTTCATCATCAGACTTTTGTGTATGTCTGGGAATTCTTTTTCTAGTGTTGTCATTTGTTTCCGTTTTTAAAGAACCATCCAAACTTGTTGTTAAACCAAGTCGGAAGTTCCACATTCATAAGCGTCACCAACCACCCATAGAGTCCTGTCATTTGTGAAAAGTATTTCGTATTCGTTACCGCTAACGACGTTGTTGTATCCGTCAGTCCAGTTAGGACTTTGACGTGGGTTAAACTTGATGCGGTAGTCTTGCTCGTTTGGTTTGAGTCGATTGACCGATAGTACTTGGACAGCCTCGCACTCTATCCATGCACACACAGTCTTGTTCGCACCGTCATGAATCTTCTGAGCCGCTGTTGGTTGTACGCTTAGCTTACAGCCTAGCATAGCTAACTGATTATCTTGTGGGTCTACGTAGTCTACCACTTCTTTAGCACCAGTCCCATCGCCTGTGTTTAGCTTGGACTTGATTTGCCAGTGCATGAAATGTTCGCCTCGTCCGAGGTGGAATCTAACTTTGTACATGAGATTTTTGATTTATAATTCTGTTTAACTTGATTGAATGTGTACTCCGCCCACTCATTGAAGTCCTGTGCTGGGTTGACGTGTACACTTGACCTTACGCATATCATGCTGTTTCCTTTACAATTTCAAAAGCCCCCCAAAACAACTTGAATGTTGATTTGCGAGAAGTCCGATTGGCTCTTGGACTTGGGGCTGGTTTGACGCTTCGGTTTTCTTTTTGCCTATTTGCTCGCTTAGGGTTTACAATCCTGTCGATAGAGGAAAGACTAACGCCTGTTTTCTTTTGAATGACCCTGTGGGTCACACCTTGTCTCTTGAGTTTTAACACCTGGGACTTTTGTGCCTGTGTGATTTGCTTTTTACCGTTTGGCATTTCGTTTAGTTTTAAAATGGATTCTACTTTTGATTCAGATAAAGAGTAAAGCTCTGCTATTTCGGTGACGGTGTTGCCACGCTCATAAAGCCGTCGCATAGCTACCTCTGGGGTTACTCTTTTGTTTTTCATGTCATTTAATTTGTTTTAGATTGATGCTTTACTTGATCGGACACACACTAGCGTCTGCCCCATTGTTTGTTTCTTGGTTCTTCATCGAACACCACCATGCTGTTGTCATTGCTCGGTGTATTCTTCACGATAGTCTGTGCTTGCTCTCGTGTGAGTCCATCCATTAGGACTCTTGGTCGTTTGTTCCAGTCTTTGTAGACTCGGTATACTGCGTAGTTACTCATTGTTATTTAGTTTTTTAAGTTCGCCCTCGTCGAGCAGAGATTCGAGATACTTGATTCGTTTTTGCTCGTTCCTGATTCTGTGTTTCAACCGATACATTTCTGAATCAAAAAATAATTTGAATGTGTCTTCACTCTCGCTTTTTTTAGTGAAACTCCATTGTTTCTTGAAGTCTTTGAAGCTGTCGTTTTCTTGACGCTCTACATAAGCAAGCTCGCTTAAGCAATCGTCTTCGTGTTCTTTGGTTAGCTCTACCATAGCTGCATTGACGAGGCTCTCGATTTTCTTCCAGTCTATTTCCTCATTAGGAAATAAATTGTCAAGGTCGTCTCTTTCTTCTGGGCATAGCTCATCAGTCAATTGATTTAAGTATTCAGCTCTCAAAGGAATGGGTTCGTTAATTATAATCATCTCTGCTGGAGTTCCGTCCATAGTTGCGTCTCCAACCATGTCTATGAGATACGATAAGAATGTCCCGTTAAGGCGTTTCTCGCTCCACTCCTTGTTCTTGGATGTTTCGCATCTGATTCGAGTTGACTGTGACCAACTACCCATAGGGCTGTCGGTGAATGTTTGTGTTTTGTTGTTAGTCATTGTTCTTTAGTTTTGATTTGTTTTTCTTCGATTCTCTTTAACCTTCGTCTTTCCGCCCTTGGTGAATCACGGCGGTTAGTTTTGGCATGAGGATTGATATCCGAAAGGCATCTCATGTATTGATCTCTAGTCATTGTTATTTAGTTTTTTAAGTTCGCCCTCGTCGAGCATAAAGTCGATTGTCAAGGCGATGGATTCTTGTATGACCTCCATCAGCATTTGGTTGTCTTCAAATGTAGCCTTGAGTATTCGTTTGTAATCCTCCTGTGAAAACTCCATGTCATTGGCTTGAGCAAATATCTCAACGTCTTCAATATTCCATTGTAATTCAGAGCCAGTGTAGTAGCCCTCTTCGTTTATATCAGTCATTTATGTTAGGGTTTTGTTCGAGGAAAGCCTCGAAGATTTGTCGTGCCTTGTGCTTGGAGTACGTATCCTGCTGTGTCATAGTACCTGTCCTCTGTGGGGTAGGTAGGTCTTCGATTACGAAGTTGTCAGTAACGTAACCTGATGCCCCATGATTTATGGAGAATGCAAGCTGTTTGATGTGTTGTTCTTTGCGTTTGTGTGTCATCTTACTTTGTTTGTTGCTTTCAAGTAACTCTGAGTTGTCCCAATCTCGAACAATCTCAATGGGTACGTGGTAGTAGGCTTCAGTTACGGGATCTCGCCACGTCTCCATCTCACCTGCATATGTTTCCTCTACGTATTCGAGGCGGTCAATTATTTCTTGTTTCATGTGGTATTTTTTATTCATTGTTCATCGCGGCAATCGCCACATATATCGCAGAAGCTGTGGTCTTCCTCTGTCATTGGTTTCTCACAAAATTCGCAGTTGTATTCCTCGTTCATAGTGTGTCTGATTTAGGTACTCGAAAGAAGTAGATGCACACATCGTCTGCATCAAGCATGGCTTCACCTCGGTAGTAGATACCACCAACAAAGTCAGCCCAAGGCTCCATCAGCATGGACTCGTTAGTTCCATAGAGAATATCGGTAGCCTCCTTGATGCACCCCATGTCTGTGGGTAGGTACTCACCATCGTACATAGCTTCGGATTCCATCTGATTCCACATCAACCATTCTCGTGTACTGCTGTTAGCAGGGTTGAAGTGGTCTGTATCCCATAGTGGGTTGACCTCGACTATCTTGAGTATCTCCTGTTCGCTGTTCAAATCGTCATAGACAATGATATCTTGTGTACCGTCTGTATGGGTGATTACTTCTTCGTGTTCGGCTTTCGTTAGGAGAGCAAGGACTCTTGCCTTGTGTTCCTTGGCTTGTTCAAGTGTCTTGAAGAACTGAACTGTGGTTTCGGAGTAGCCCTCGGCTAGTCCACATACTCCATGTATGGATGCATATAATTTCATTAGATTGAGATTTTGATTTGGCAACATTGCCGATACAAAGATAAGAATTAGTTTCCGTTATTCCAAATTTATTTTGTAACTAACTGAGAATCAATGTGATCAACGTATTTAAATAGTAGTTCGCTTGCCTCCTCCAAATGCTTTCGCAGTTCAGGTGAGTCATTCTCCAAGAGGATGGGACACCACGAATCAAACTTAAGTTTCTTCGCTTGGTTGTAGAGTTCATCTGTTGTGTGTGCATTGATGTAATCAATCCACTCCTGAGGCAATTCATGCCCAATGTGTTGTTCAAAGTTTGTCATAGTCGTGGTAAAAAGTGTTCGTCATCTCGTAGCATACCGAACACATCGTGTACGATATCCTGTGAGTTGATAAGTCTGTTCTCTTGCGTCATCATTTGGATGCGCTCTGCCCAATCAGCTACGGCAGTGAAGGTTTGCTCAGTCATTTTTAAATTAATCATTGTCTTGGTTTTCTATTCGTCCAATGAACTCGTCGTGGATTGTGAAGATGGCGTCCTTGATTTTCTGCTTGCCACCCTTGAGTCCGAAGTACTTCTTCACGTCACCTATCTTCCAGTGTCGATTGGGCTTCATGTCTAGTTCAGCATACAGCCTAATGTCGCGCTTGGTGAGCATGAGATTGTACAGGCATCGGGGTACGTCATTGCCGTTGATATTCATCATCGGTCGGTCTTCGTCATGCAACTCCACCCAAAATGGGGCGTTTGCATCTACCTTCTGCATGAAGGCTTGGGCTTGTTTGTTTGTTAGCATAGTATTATGTGTTTGAGATTTTGAATTAATTAGTAGCGATAGTGGGAATCGAACCCACTCTGAACAGTGTCCGCCCCTCTGTCGAGGTTTTCGAAGGCTACCTTTGAACGTTGCAGGATAGGTTAAACCCACCAAGACCTTCGAAGCGAATCGTTGCCGATGCCATCCCTGTGTTCATGCAGGGTCATCATCGCTATGTGTAATGAGCCGTAGACACGCCATATAGCCTACGTTTGCAGTGGTTGGTTTCGCCTAACTCACACTCATTGGGAATCTTTATGACAGGAAGTCAGTGATGCTTTCCTGTGCATTCTCGATGCGTTGCTCTTGCATTTCGTTTGCATGGTTTAGCTTCTTAGCAAACCACAGCTTGAACTCCATCATATCCTCACCATGACATCCCCATGAGCCATTCTTAATGACGCTTCTGCGGTGTCCGTTTTGATCGTACATGACGAGGAAGGCATATATGTATGGAGCGTTCCTTGCACCCCCCTCTTCGATTCGATACTCGATAGCTATCTTGACTTGCCTCTTTCCGAACTCATTGCGATGAGGCAGTAAGGTGTTCGTGAGTATAGACTTGTAATTATCGGGATTGGTTCCGACTACTTCTAGTCTGTCCCATGCACCCAGCAAGTGGGTTAGTGTGTTGTGTGTACATTTCATGTAATTGAGATTTTGATTTTGTCGTTGTTGACACTGCAAAGATAAGGCAGAGTTTTCGTTTTTCCAAATTTAATTTCTAAGCCGCTGATTCTGAGGGGATTACAACCACTCCATCAACTTGGTCTGAGTAACACCAGTGTCCGTTATTCAGGGTCAGTACGTAATGGTCATCCAAGTGTACGCTCTCCACCTCATCCCCGTATTTCTCGCGGGGGAATTCCGTGCGCTCTACGCCTGTGACTACTGCAATTTTCTGTGGGTCAGAGCCGAAGCCCCCACGATACACCACCTGTGTACCCTTGCGGATTATCCGCTTGTTCATAAACTTTGTTTTCATTACGACATCATTGAAAATGGATTTAAAAATCTGTTCGGTGTTACGCGCCTCACCTCTACGGGATCTGCGGGTATCTCGCCTCTGCATTGCGCAGTAAAGCGATTGAGGACAGCTTCGAGGAATACAGAGTATTCAGCGTCTGTCATATCGTGCTTGTATTCAGGCTTCTGCATTGTCATTATCTTTTTCTATGAAAACACTTTTGCTTGCCTCTACATCATAGTAGGCATCTTCGTTGCGCTCCTTGCACAAATCATAGGCAGAGCGAGAGTCAGTAAGTTTTTCCGATACGTCGAAGACGATGCATCCCTTGTCAACCCAAGTGCCTACGGCATACGAGGAGGAAGGGTTGTCCTTGATTAGCTTGCGCACTTCGGCTGAGTACTTGTGCCAGATAGAGTGAAACGTAGTGGAGTCGCAGATATCCAAAGGGATTTTGGTTTCGCCTGATAAGCCGCCTACCATGAAGCCCTTATAAGGGACTTCAAAGTCGTAGCCGTCTGACGTGAGTAAGGATGAGCCACCATCCATGAGGGTTTTGCCATAGGCAAGGCGAATAGCGTGGGTTGAAAACATTGTATTCATTTTGAATAGATTAAAAAATTAGAGCGGCTCAGGGAGTCGAACCCTGCGACACTGACCTCCATCCCTGTTCCCCTCGCGATGGGTACTTAGGTAGGTAGCCGCTGATAGTGATAAGTTACTCGACTACATCGAGCCATTTAGAGTAAGGGAAGTTGTTCCCTCCGAGCAGATAGATGCAGTACGAACCATTGCGGCTTTCGTAAACTGGCTGTCCTTCGAAACTGAATTCAGTTTCTGTGCCTACCCACACCGCATACTCGTCCCCTGTTCGAGGTGAGATAGCTTTGATGTACTTACTACCAGAGGTAGTCTTGAACACTTCGAAGGACTCTCCCTGAACCATAAGGTTCTCGTCTGCGTCGATCCCGCTTGATGTGTCGAAGCCTACACCATTGCCACCGATGGTTTTTGCTTGGAAGGTTTGACCAAAGGTTGCGGATGCCATAGAGATGGCAAGGATGAAAAAGAAGTTTTTCATAATAAAGAAATAAATAAATTGAAACTGACACTACTATGTAGTGTTTCGCCTACTTAAGGCTCATCAGAGTTCCTAACCTGCGGACTCATCATCATCATCCGCTTGAGTGATTGTTTGTTGCTCCCCTTCAGGGGAGGAATCTTCTGAAGTTTGGGCTGAACCCAAGGACACTATCGCAAGAGCACCCATCAGTAGTAACGCTCTCATTTGGAGGAGGAGTTTACGAGGTCTTCAAGGCGCATCTGCTCATCGCAGGAGAGTGCATCGAAGCTTGCAGTGCAAGTGAATGCAGAGCCAAGGAGTTGAACATCATTGAAGAGAGCCGAAGCCATTTGCGCTTTTTTGCGCTGTGTATCTGTGCTGTTGAGCATAGGATTGAGATTTTGAGTTTGGCTGAATTGCCGACTGCAAAGATAGAACATACTTTCCATCTTTCCAAATTTAATTTTCTACCCTTTAGGGTAATTAGTCGATGAAGAGAGTATCGAAGTAAGGCATATCCGCAGTCCAGCGGACAGCATAGTGCGCTTCCTCCACGGGATCGAACACGTGGTCGCTCGAAGGAACCTCCTTGAGGAGGCACCATTCACTCCCATCTTTGAGGAGTTGCCCAGCCGCCCAAGTCTGAGCGTCTGCCACGGACGGAAAGCACATTTTTGTGCGGAATTCTGATTCCCCAAGGGGGAAGATAAAAGAGTAAATTGACATAAATCTATGATTTAAAGGGTTTTATAACTAATGAATTGATAACTACGTTATCAGAATGGAGCAGTTTCAGCAATCAAAGCCAAGGCTTCAAGGCGCTCCGCCTCTATCTGAGCAGAGCGGTGCCGAGCCATCGCTTCCTGAGGAGTCTCTCCTTCCAGGAGAGTCAACTTCATTTGCTCTTTCCGACGAACCTTCGGTTCGACTACTGGAACCTCTTTACGAGGTTCGAACGGCTGAGCCTCACCACCGTCAACTGCGTTGACGACTTTGGTCTTCTTGACCTTGCCAACCTTGTTGGCAGTTGCTGTCTTAGCTTGAGTTAACTCAAGACCATTAGCTGACGTCCTCTTAGGACGACGGACAGCTTTTGACTTGCTCTTCTTTGAAGAGCGTCTCTCTGCTGTTTGCAGAGCAAACAACTCCTTGTTCAGAACGGAACGTTCTGCTCTCTTCATCTTCTTACCAGAAGATAGAAGGGCTTCGATTTCAGCCACTCTCCCTGTCTTCTTCGAAGACTTAGAAGCCTTCGGCTTGGAAGACTTGGAAGCCTTTGGCTTCGGAGTAGCCTTCGGCTTGGAAGCTTTGGACTTTGACTTAGAAGCCTTTGGCTTCTTATCCTCTTCCTTCGGAACTTCGATGGACTGAAGGAACTGAACAAGTTCAGTAACTTGGAGTCGGCAGTTTGCCAACTTGCTCTCCGAAGGAGAGTAAACAAAGCTGTTTACAGCTTTCTTGAGGTCTTTCAGCATAGCTGATTTGTTTTCTAATGTCTTCGACATTGTTAAGAGATTTTGAGTTTCCTAAAGGATGGCTGACTTCCAAAACCAAACCTTTAAGAGATAAAGAGTAAATGAAGAAGTCATAAGACTCCTTCTTCATATACTCTATCTCTACTCCATTCAACCTACGGTATCAACAAGTTGATACTCACGCCTTGACTACCAAGATACGATCCCTTTAGGGATTCAATGCGTTGGAGGAAAGCCCTCAGTTTCAGCCTCTTGAGCATCTCTTCTTGAAGAGATAGTTAACCTTCAGTATTGAAGGTTGTTATCTAACCTAAGAGGTTAGGGGGAGGATTGACAGTGGTTCCTCTTGAACTACGGAGTAGTTTAGCTTCAAGCTGTTTCTAACCAATCGACTCTATTCCTTTGATTAGTAGTTAGTTAACTACAATCAACTCTTAACTTCGTAGAAGTTAGCCACTTATCTGATTAGCCTAAAGGCTAAAAGTTCTGGCTAAAACCCCCTTGCATTATACCTACGGGGTTTACGAGATTCGTTTCGGTTTCGAGGACACAACGTTCATACGTATAAAAGAATCCCCAAACTCTGTATTACACAGAAATTTTTTGGCGATCCCCTTTTTTCGCCGCTTCTTGCGGTGGCTTATGCACAGAGTTATCCACAAACCACCTCTTTATACTGGTTAATAGGCTGTCGCTTAGAGGCTTAGAGGGTTTCATTAAAGTGTTTTACTGACTTGACTTTGTAAGAAAAAAGTTGTAACTTCGCCAAAGCTATTCAGCGATAAAGCTTCATAGATGTTTTAAACCTACGAAGCTGTCTTTAGGATTACTTATGAAAGTAATAAAACAGAAGCTACGGAGCGTCAATCAAACTAATTAAGTTGTAAAGGCGCTAAAACTGTCTTCATTATATTTGCAGTATGAAAGCTAAGAAAAAAAAGCCTTTTAAAAGATCTACAGATGTAGACTTTAGCTCCCCCTACTCTGGTGCTGTAGGAAAGAGCAAGAGGAGAGAAGTTGCAGACAAGGTTTATAACTCTAAGGCAACCCCTGAAGAACGACAGCTTGGGTCGGAACTTACCCAAGACACGGAAGGCAACTTCATTAGAAGAACCAGGCTGAGCTCTCCAGCTAGTTATAAAAATGGTGGGGGTATAAGAAAGAAAGCCCGACAGATTGCTCGCCACGCCGTAGAAAGACGCAAGCTTATTGCCAAGCAATTAAAGAGAGACAAAGATCCTGGAGCTAAAGAAGCCATGAAGGACATGAGGTCAGACAGGAAGCGAATTAAAAAGAACTATATACAGACTCGTAAGGAGATCAAGAAATACATTAAATCTAAGAAGTAGTATATTTGTCTTATGATTTCTAAAAAACGATATGACCAGGGAGGTAGATTTCGAGGCAGATTTCCCAGCAACCATCTTGGTGAACGCATGTACGGCCAAGAAGCATCTAGGGTTAGGAATAGCGCCGATGGAAGAACCTTTGTTTGGTATGCAGGCGACGCTGATGGTTTACCATCGGGATCATCGGATCAAGAGTGGGAAGACATAGGTGCTGTAAAGGTTTACGGAGATTTCAGTAAATACAGTAACTCTAGATCCCGATTTATTAGCGATGACCATGAGTACATTATTCGTCCTACTGGAGACGGTGCATACGAGATTGATGAAGAACAAACTCAGGCACAGGCTGGGATGGAGGAAGGGTTCAATATGGCTGAAGAAGTTCAGTACGAAGACAAAGGCACAACTAAAGACCTCTTGGATAAACTAAACTCAGTTGACAGATCAGATCGCGGTAAAGGACCGTTTAACGCTGAAGAAAGGTTGTCCGCTAAAGTCAAAGGAGGACAAGGAGCTTCTAAAACGGAGGATCTGCTAGAAAAACTTTCTGATTACAAGAGAAACCAGTACGGAAACAAGTATGGAGCGGGTGGTAAGTTTGAACAAGGCGGTAAAGTAAAAGGCGATGGGTACAGCATTAAGATTGCAGGACAATACGCTGTAGGATCTATTAAGACAATCCCCGATTCTGGTCAACAGTACGTTTCAATGGAACTTCCTGACGGAAAGGTTGTACCTGTGTTCGGAGACTGGGAGAGCTACGGCAACCCTAACAGAGAAGGATTGATTGAGGACATGGATTATAGGATCTTTCCATTGGGAGACGGAACATATTCATTAGATGCTGGAGAGATGGAGAGCGAAATGATGAGAGACGACAGCAGAAAGGTGGCTAGAGAGGCTCAAGGCGGACAAGGAGCTTCAAGAATGGAAGATCTTATGGAAAAGCTAAGTGACTATAAAGGAATGGGACAGTCTCCAAACGGAAGAATGAGACCATACAAAAGACAATGAGGAAAGTAACAGATCCTAAAAAGAAGCTTGATAGTTATTCTGGTTGGACGACTGAAGGTAAAACAGCCAAAGAGGCTATTGCATTAGCCAGAGCAAAGTCTCACAATATGACAAACAAGTTAGGCCCAACCACTGGTAAGGCTAAACACAAGTTAGTTGCTATTACAGACCCAAAGACCAAGAAGACCTTTTATAGGGTTTACTCTAACAGGTAGTGGGTAGTAAGAACTACTTCAATCCGAGGCTTAAGCGGATAAACCCTGCGTATATTGCAGAGAAAAATAAATTCAATGAAGTTAAGCAAAAATCTAACGCTAAGAGAAGTGGTGAAGTCCAACACCGCGACAAGAAAAGGGATTGACAACACCCCTGACCAGTGGGCAATTAATAACCTACAGGCTGTAGCGGACCATATCTTCCAACCAATACGTGATCACTTCGGTGTACCCATCGGGGTTACTTCTGGCTTTAGGTCAAAAGAGCTAAACAAGGCGATTGGGGGGAGTAAATACTCTCAGCATATGATTGGGGAGGCTATTGATATAGACGCCGATATGTATGGGAAGGTCACTAACTCTCAGATATTCGACTTCATCAAGAAGAACCTAGAGTGGGATCAGATGATATGGGAGTTCGGAGATGACGAGAACCCTGCCTGGGTACACGTATCATTTAAAGAGAGTGGGAAGAACAGAAAGCAGATCAAGCGAGCCTACCGAGACAGTAAAGGGGTTTATTATAAAGTAATATAATGGCAAAGCAATTAAACAACTACGCTCCAGAAGAAGGTAACGTAAAACGCCCAGGAGTACATGCTAAGACCAAAACATCTAGCAATAAAACAAGCAAGAACTACAAGAAAAAGTATCGAGGTCAGGGCCGCTAAAGAGAGTTATAGAATCGCTGTACCGCTAGCCTACCCTTCTGAGATAGCGCATAACGAACCCTGTAGTTGTATTTTGTCTCATCACGAAACAAGTGATCCTCTAAGGTTTGAGACGGCGTAAGTTTATCGAAGTGTTTGTATAGATAACCACTAGATACAAGGGGGTATATCATTCTGTCAGCTAGGTTCTTTTTGTACATACCGTAGTTCTCTGCCACCCACGATATAGTAAAGAACTCTAAATCATATAAGAACAGCATTAGCTGTAGATACGACCTCGTTAGGTCTGGGTTGCTCTCCAGGAACTCATCTGTAGCACTACGTAAGTTCTTTAAGTAGTTATTCTTTACATACTTCTCTGGTAGCTTCGAAACCTCTCGAAACAATCTTGTCTTCTTAACGGTTGACTTAGGCATCTGAATTGTGTCGTATATTTGACTTAAACAAATTTACATCATGAACCCGAAAGACACCCTCTTCTTTGCCGAAATGTATTCTCTCGTCAAAAAGATGGAGGAGACAATTGATGAGTTCGAAATGAAAGATCGCACTCTAGCCTCTATAGTTGTAGGTGTTATAGACTTTGACTCTGTTGAGACTGGCGATGAAAGCGCAGAAATGAAGACCATGTACAGCTTTAACCTAGAGAGTAGGGCAGAGCTAAACACACTAAAAGAAGTCATGGATAACGCTTATCAAGAAGATGATTCATTAGACGACCTCTTGGGTGATTTGGGTATATCCCTAAACTAAAATGGAAGGACTTATTAGAAAAATTGTCGTCGGCAAGGAGCCGAAAGACGGCATGGCTTATTATATCGGCATGAAAGCTGGTAGAGGCCAGGTATCTGCTATACTGGAGGACGATCATTATCTCCATAAGTTTGGCAAGAAGAGATACCTTGTGTATATTGAAAACGATGAAGGTACCTTGCTGTGGAAATCCATAGACGAGATGCCCTGTATGCTTGAATTTGATTTAAACTTTTAATTTATGAAAACACTTGATTTGTTTGTTGTCGAGATAGAAAAGCTCGTCAACGATACGATCACGACCAATAGTGGTCTTGAGCTTTACATAGACAATAGATTCAATGAATTCCAAAACAGAACTACCGAAGCCGTCGTGGTTTCAGCACCGCTTAAATACGATACTGGAGTCAAAGCTGGTGACACACTCTACTTCCATCATCTCGTTGTTGTTAATGATGGTCAGCCTCTTACTGGTGAGGATAATCACTATCTTGTTCGATTCGATCCTACTGCTACCATTAATAATCAGGCTATTGCTTACAAGTGCCAGGAGACTGGAAGAGTACGTCCGCTGGCGGGGTGGGCGCTTCTCGAAGGAGTGGAAGAAGAAAAAGAAAAGAAATCAGACATCATCGAGGTTGTTACGCTTAAGGAATCGCCTGTCACTAAAGGCATGGTCGCATTTGCGGCGCCTTGGGTGGATGAACTAGGATTAAAAGTAGGTGATGTAGTCGGATTCGCTAAGAACATGGACTACAGAATCAAGATAGACGACAAGGAGTATTACCGCACCCGCGCAGAAGACCTTATGTATGTCGAAGTCTAAATTCACAACCGTCAGCGCCGCGCAAAGGCTAATGGACAGCATGGAGATTGCGATAAACAACATGATCGAGGAAATTAAAAAGCCTGTCGATCCCGAAGCGGGTGGGTCCGCGCGTAAGGCCGAGCTCCAATCCATAAAGCAAACTGCTATCGACTGTAAAGAGCTTTTGGTGGAGCGCCAGAGGCTAGAACAAATGGTTAAAGAACTAAAGAACAATGGAGAAATCGAAAACGAAAAAGACTACTCAGGAGGATTCGCAGAAAAATTCTCAAAGTAGCCCAAGCGGACTTGTCTATTGGGATGACTATGACTTTGAAAATCAGTCAGTTACAAGCGGTCACTTAGAGGTAAACTACACGCCCTCGTAGCTCAGTTGGATAGAGCAACAGCCTTCTAAGCTGTGGGTCCTAGGTTCGAGTCCTAGCGGGGGTACAATAAAATTAAATAAGATGCCAGACTTAATTTGTGCTAAATGTAAAGCAGAAAAATCTGTAAGAAGCCTCACCATGAAGTTCAAAAACGGTAGTGTTTACTACCCTGAAGGACAGTGTGAGTGTGGTGAACAAATGGAGATTAAAAACCCTAAAGAAGGCGTACCTTCGCTGGGCAGAATGAACTCACATGGACAGAGCTACTGATGTCCAATTTAATCGACATAAAAGGCTATGAAGCTAAGGGGATTAAGATCGACCCTAACGGTACAGAGGGAGAAACTATTGAGCTCCACGGGCTACTCGTGGTCCTACCGAAGAAACCGCGCAAATCGGAAATTCTCTTCCATGACCAACCAAAGAAGCTGCAAATGTGGAAACGCATTCCTATGCCAGAGGAAATGCGCCGAATACGCAGTATGGATGAGTGGTTCGAAAAACCTGCCGAGTTTCGTAACAAGTTTCGTTCTTACATCGAACAAGAGTTTCAGCGTAGGCGTGACGGTGTATGGTTTTACAATAATGGGAAACCTACGTATATTACAGGGAGACACTATATGTTTCTACAATGGTCTAAAATTGATATCGGATATCCATCATACCTCGCTTTCCAAAAAGACATCTTTACGCACATGGCTGCTTGTGAAGCTGACCCTCGTTGTTTCGGTCAGCTTTATACTAAGTGTCGTCGTTCTGGCTACACTAACGTATGCTCTGCTGTCTTGGTGGATGAAGCTAGTCAAGTTAAAGAGAAGCTTCTTGGCATACAGTCGAAGACTGGTAAAGACTCGCAGGAAAATATCTTTATGAAGAAAGTGGTTGCGATCTTTCGCAGCTACCCATTCTTTTTTAAGCCCATCCAGGACGGTACCACAAACCCGCGTATGGAGCTTGCATTTCGTGAGCCATCGAAGCGTATCACGAAAAACAATAAAACCTCTCAGATTGGGGACGCCCTTAATTCAGTAATCAACTGGAAGAACACTACGAACAACGCATATGACGGTGAGAAGCTGCATATGCTATACCTCGACGAGGCTGGTAAATGGGAGAAACCTACTGATATCAGAGAAGCCTGGAGGATTGAGCGAACCTGTTTAATCGTTGGTAAGAGGGTAGTAGGTAAGGCGCTGGTAGGCAGCACGGTAAACCCCATGAATAAAGGGGGTGAAGAGTACCGAGAGCTATGGGCCGACTCCGATCCTAATGAAAGAAACCAAAACGGACGAACCAGGTCTGGGCTATACAGAATATTCATACCAGCGTATGACGCCCTAGAAGGATTCTTTGATGTTTATGGTAATGCTGTTATTGATGACCCTTCCCAAAGCGTACACATACATGGTATAGATGGAGAGATCATTGATCAAGGGAGTAAGACCTATCTAAAAAACGAGCGTAGCTCATTTAAAAACGACCCTTCTGAGCTGAACGAGATCATTAGACAGTTCCCTTTTACCGAGGACGAAGCATTTAGAGATAGTATCGAGGGCAGTCTATTTAATATCGGTAAGATCTACCAGCAGATAGAGTTCAATGAAGATATGTTTCCTAACCCAGTAGTAAAGGGTAACTTTATATGGAGGAAGAAAGACGAAGAAGTTGTGTTCTCTCCAGACCCCAACGGTAGGTTTAGAGTCTCCTGGATGCCACCCGATCACCTCAGGAACCAGAAAAAAGACGAGCGAGGCAAAAAGGTGGCCCCTAACGGGCATATCGGAGTCGGGGGCGTTGACTCGTATGACCTAGACGCTACAGTGGACGGACGGGGATCTAAAGGGGCTTTACATATGTACAACAAGTTTAACATGGATGCGCCAGCTAATATGTTCGTAGTGGAGTATGCTTCTCGTCCAGATCTAGCCAGCATCTTCTACGAGGATGTATTGATGTGCTCTTTCTTTTATGGGTACCCTTTACTTGTAGAAAATAATAAGTACGGTATCGTAAGGTACTTTGAATCAAGGGGTTACGACGGCTACTTAATGGATCGTCCTGACTTCCTGAAGACGGGCAACTCTTCTGTAAACGTAAGGACAAAAGGTATCCCATCAAACTCGCAGGATGTGATACAGTCTCACGCTCAGGCTATCGAAGCTTACATACACGACCATGTAGGTATAAAGGCTGAGACTGAGGAGTTTGGGAATATGTACTTCAACCGAACTCTAGAGGACTGGATTGCATACAAGATAGATAAACGCACTAAATTTGACTTGACTATCAGTTCTGGACTAGCCCTTTTAGGAGCTCAGAAAGCCAAGAAGGAAAAGGTGGTTTCTGACTTTACCGACAAGAAGTTTTTTAGGACTCACAAGCCAAAAGCGTGGCACTTCTAGTTTTACTATATTTGCATTGAGTTATAAGAACTCTACTCATTGCAGATGCACAGTAACAATAAAAAATCTAGCTTTCCAGACCCGCTGGCCTTATCTGAGCAGAAGCAAAGTAAGGCTTATGGTCTTAGTTACGCTAAGGCTGTATACAAGCAGTGGGGTAAGATGGATCAGCAGAATTCTATCTTCGGAAACAGAAAGAAGACGTTTGAAAGAAACCGTCGTTACGCGAACGGAACCCAAGATACAGCTATTTACAAGTCCCTTCTTACTTCTCTGGACCCGAATAACGGTGACGGAAGTATGCTTAACATCGACTTTACTCCTGTCCCTATCCTGCCTAAGTTTGTTCGTATTGTAGTAAATAAGATCCTGTCTTTGGCTCCATACCCGAACCTTGAGGCTATTGACCCTCTGTCTTCTTCTGAAAAAGACGCAAGCAGAAAAAAGGTAGATATGCTTGTTCAGTCTAAGCAGCTCCTTTCTAAAATAGAGGAAAAAACAGGGGTTTCTATAGGCATGAGTTCTGATCTGATACCAGATTCTTTAGAGGAGTCTGAGATCTTTATAGATAATAACATAAAGTCTTCTTCAGAGATCGCCGCTCAGATAGGAACTAACCTAACCCTTGAGTGGAACGACTTCAACGACTCTACTTTGCGCAGGTGTGTGAATGACCTTGCTATTACTGGTATGGCTGTAGTCAAGCGGTCCAACGATCCCAACTACGGGATTAAGACCGATTACATCGACCCTATTAATTTCATCCACAGTTTCACAGAGGATCCAGACTTCGGTGACCTGACTTATGCTGGGCATGTCCGATACGTTCCTATCCAGGAGCTTAAGCGTATGGCTGGGGATCAGTTCACGGAAGAGGAGTTTAAAGAAATAGCAAATAAAGCTCAGAAGAAGTACGGGTACGATGCTAGCAAGCTGACACAATCCTCTTATGACAGGGTGAACAACCAGTCTAACTTCGGTTACGACGAGTATATGGTTGAGGTATTGGACTTTGAGTTTATGTCGGTTGACTGTGAGTACTTTGAGAATAAAGAAAGCAGATACGGTAACGTAGGTTTTTATTCTAAAGGGGAGAACTATAAAGGCCCTCAAAACTCTGTTTTTAACAGAGACGTAGTAAAACTTGAGTCTGCTTCCGTGTACGGAGGTTGTTACGTCCTGGGTACTGATTTCTTGTTTAACTACAGCAAAAAGAATAATATTCCTAAGAATATTCACGACATCTCTAAAACGAATCTATCATATTCGGTTTGTTCTACGAATATCCTAGACATGATGCCTAAGTCTATGGTGGATAGCTGTATCGGCTTTGCTGATCAATTGCAGCTCACGCACTTGAAGATTCAGCAGGCTGTATCTAAGGCCAAGCCAGACGGAATTATCATTGATATCGAAGGTCTAGAGAACGTACAATTAGGTAAAGGTGGGGAGCTACAACCTCTTGACCTTCATGATATTTACGAGCAGACTGGTGTATTCTACTATAGGAGTAAAAACCCAGAAGGAGGATTCCAGAACCCACCTATTCGTGAGATCAATAATAGTATTAGAAACATCAATGAGTTGATCGGGTTGTACAACCACTACTTAAAAATGATTCGAGATGCTACTGGTATCAACGAAGTCATGGATGCTTCTTCACCAAAAGGAGATGCTCTAGTAGGTGTAAGACAGCAAGCTTTGGCTGCTGCCAACAACGCCATATACGACATCACCAACTCTTCTATGATTCTTTATAAGAAGGTTTGCAGTGATGTGGTTAAGTGTTTGCAGGTTATCCATCCAGACTCTGTTCTTTACAGAATATATGAAAATTCCATAGGCAAAGAAAATATGTCCGTTTTGAGCTCTTTTAGAAATCTATCTATGTATAACTTTGGAGTAAGGGTAATAAAAGAAATGGAAGAGAGTGAGCGTCAATACTTGGAACAAAATATTCAAATAGCTCTGTCTCAAAAAGAAATAGATCTAGAAGATGCTATTTCAGTCAGGCAGCTAAAGGATATAAACCAAGCTGAAAGACTTCTTGTTGTTAGGCGTAAAAAAAGAATGGCCATGAGTCAGCAGGTTGCAATGCAAAATTCTCAGCAACAAGCTCAGATTCAGCAGCAGTCAGCGCAAGCTGCTTCACAAGCAAAACAGCAGGAAATGCAACTGCAATCTCAGCTTACCGCTCAGGAACTTCAACTTAAGAACGAACTTGAAGCGAAGCTTGAAGGGGTTAAGCATGAGTTTAATAAAGAGATAGAAATGATAAAGGCTCAGTCCGCAGAGTCTAGGTCTAAACAAGACAGAGAACTTAAGTATAGCTCGGATTCAGAAAAAGAAGACAGGAAGGACGATAGAGTCAAGAAGCAGGCCGTTGAACAAAGCAAGTTGCTTTCTCAGAGAAACGGAGAGCGCGGCGAACTATCAGATGATTCAGGAGATATAACATCAGAGATACTACAGTAATGGCAAATACTTTAAACTTAGACCAATCCCAAAGGGTAGATATAGTTTGCAGGAAGAACGACACCTTTTCTTTAAAGCTTCAGATTAGCGACGAGAGCGGAACCGCTGTTGACCTAAGTAGTGGGTGGTCCTTTAATATGGACGTTCGAACAGCAGACACAGACAATACAATTGATGCTAATCGAATTATGTCCACTGGTATTCCCTCCTCCACTCCAGGAAATCAAGACGGACGTATAACAACCACTGGGTCAGGTTCTATGAGCTCTTCTGGTGAGGTTTTATTTACATGTCAAGCTGAAGACATGGATGTTGCTGCTGGACTGTATGTATATGACATACAACAAGTAGATACCAGTGCGAGTCCAAATATTGTAGAAACCATTTTATACGGTACTTTTCAGATTAACGAAGACGTTACTATTACAGCCTAATGGCCCGCGTAAAAGTTCAAATAACAACCCCGTCTAACAACGTGATCAAGGTGTCGCCTGGGGTATCTGCGCTTTCTAGCGTACAGCTTTATTTAAACGAGCTCATAGACGTTAATTCAGCTCATGGCGCTGAAGGTCATGTACTTACTCAGCAATCCGACGGCACTTTTGCTATGGAGGCTGTTGCTACAACCCTTTCAGATTTAAGCGACACGAATATTCCCACCCCACAGGGCGGTGACTCGCTTGTGTATGATGCAGCCTCTCAGAAATGGGTGCCTGGCGGTGTAAAAAGTGTAAACGGACAAGACGGAGATGTAGTTATTACAATTCCTTCTCCACCACCTACACCTGGAGTTAGCGGACTTGCAGATACGAACATAACAAGCCTTCAGGACGATCAGATTATACGCTATGACTCTTTTAGCGGTGAATGGCTAAATGAGGACCTAGAGGCCCTTCCAGCAGGAGGCACCACGGGACAAGCTCTCGTGAAGGCTACGGGAACGGATTACGATGTTGAGTGGGCAGACATCGCAATTGATACCCAGTATCACAATCGCTTTCAAACGGACGCGGAGACATTCCGAAGCGGTGCAACGGAAACAGTGGAGCTTTATTACACGGCTAAAGCGGACGGGGACGGACTCGCAGAGAGCGCATCGAGCGACACTCCGACAGCGGGGAATATAATCAAGCGAAAGATTTACTATTCCGAGGAAGGTTTTGCAGACCCTGACACGGGGACTTGGGTTGAATTCACACCTGCACCCGCAGACGATGCTTCTTTCGCTACTGTGAAGGCGGCTCTTTTGGAATACCTCAAAGCGAGGACGGGAGGAACCGTTCCGATAAGCCTCAAGCAAACGTGGGAGGAGGTGAGCGCAACCGCGTATCTTCTCGATGAGACCTTTGGCTCAGGTGCGGAAGCAGCTTATTCAACGCGGCAACTTCGGAACGCGGCGACGGAATGCATGGTGATTCGCAGGGCATCGGACTCGACGACCACCACAATCGGCTTCGACGGTTCAGGCAACATCTCGGAGGCTGATATTATTTCGTTCTGCACGGGTACGACTTGCACGGTGTATCAGTGGCTTGACCAATCAGGAAACGGAAATACAGCGACGGCGGCGGCACCTGCAAACGAACCGACGATTTACACGGGGGGCGCGTTGGTGAAGGAGAATGGAAAGGTGGCTGTTCAGTTGGATGGAATCAATGATTATCTAAATGCGTCAACTTCAGATTTATTCGGCACAAATTTCGCTTTGTATTTTGTTCATAGGGTAACGGGTGGAAGCGCACGAAAATTCTTAATCGAAACGACTTCAACAGGTTCAAGCGTTTACAATCCTAGCTTAGAATACAGCGAAAGCGCTTTGCCAAGCAAAATCAGGACGTTTTCAGGTTCAGCGGCAACAACTACCGTGAACATTGAAAGCTCAATTCAATTTGATTCAAGTCGAAGAATTGTCACCGTCAATAAAAACGGCACGACCAATTTAGAATTATTTGCTGACGGTTCAAGTTTAGGAACCGCAACGCCTCCAAACGTAACGGGTATGAACGGCTTTAATCTTGGTTCTTATCGTGACGGAAACGCCCGTTATTTTGGTGGTACTTTTCAAGAGGTGATTCTTTACGATGCCGACAAATCAGGCACCGACCAAACGAGCATCGAAGAAAACATAGGCGACTACTTCACCCAAAACACGCCACTCCTCGACACGTATTCAGGTGCAGCAGCGGCTTATTCCTTGCGCCTTTTGGACTCGAGCTATGTTGGCTCAGCGGTGGAGGTTTACAACGGGAGCAGTTACGCGGACATCGGGTTTAACGTATTCGGCGAACTCGATACGGTTGCACTGGCTGACCACTGTGGGTCAAACGATGGGTTCGTGTCGAAGTGGTATTCGCAGACAGGAAGCAACCACGCGACCCAAACGAACACCGCGAACATGCCGAAAATTTATGACGGCACGACGGGCGTGATTACTCGAAACGGAAAGCCTTGTATTGTTTCTTTAGACGGAGGTGTTTATTATGGCCCGATGACAACCTCGCTTTCAATTGCAGAGCCATATACAGTCAGCTTTGTAGGTAGAGATAACAACAATTACGGATTCTTATTAGGAAATAACGAGCAAATAAAGATACAACTGAACGCGGTTCTGTTTCAAAGCGAAGACCTTGACGGCGGCAACAATTTAGTCGGGCAATATCAACACATTTTGGGAGTAGGGAATGGTGTAAATTCATTTGGACAGACCAAGGCAACAGGAGCGCAACCAGCTTCAGTTAGTTTTACAAGTGGTGGAGCAAATTTAAATTTATCCATAATTGGCGGGCGGTTTTCTTACGCCAGCAGCAGTAATAGAGTGGATTATTCAGAGTTGATAGTGTGGGAATCTGACCAAGAAACCGCAGGCAATACCGCAAACATTCAAAGCAACATCAACACCTTCTACAACATCTACTGATGCAAGGATATATCATAGTACTACCTACGCCCACGCAGACAAGCGAAGCACGGGCAAAGCAAATTACCCGCGAGCTGTACAACATCTCTCGACCCGTTCTCATACAGGCAGAGTGGGAAGTCGACTCTGCCGTCTTCGGTATCGTTACGCACCCTGACGGAGTACAGAACGCGTTGCAAGTGGATACCGATTACATCATAAACGTACACCCAGCGGCAACGCTCGAACGCCTTGTAGCGTGCTTCCCTGAGCTTTCGAACGATGAGCGGTACAGCCTTAGCAGTTACGTGCAAGTCAATCAGAAGTTCCCGTTTGGGCATATCGTGCCGAGCGATACAACGATTCGAACGCAGGAATATATGGAGGATAACGGATGGTTCCCTGAAGAAGAAATGCCATGATAAAGTGGTTTAAAGTGCTGTTTCTGATGGGGCTTGCTTTGGCCTCTATACCTGTCGGTTTTTTGTATGCTTTCATTGAATCTTTTGCTTTTGTTTTGTGTTCTTCATTTAGATCTTTATGGGGGGTTGTGTACAATGCCTTTAGAGATTTATCCAAGATCGTATCCATTACGGCTTCTAAGTTTTTGTGCGCAATTCTTATCGTTCAAGGTGGGATTCCTTTTGGAACTCATTCGGTATCGGCAGTTTTAGGTGCTAATCAGAGAGAGGCTACTCTTTCTGATACTGGTATTTGGCTTTCTGATCTATTGGATTCGATAGATAAAAATCACTGTAAAATAGCCTCGGAAAGGGCTGGTATATAAAAAGACATGGCTGTAATCGAAAACGACGTAATAAAAGTAACTGTATCTAATAGTTCTTCTAAGAACGTAATACGGGTTTCGCCTGGTGTTGCTGCTTTGTCTTCTGTATCTATCTCTTTAAACGAATTAAACAACGTTGACACCTCTGGCATCACTAATGGTCAGACTATTGTTTACAATAACGGAAGTTTTGTGGCTGGCGATTCTGGCGCTGTTGAGTCGATCAACGGTGAGTTTCCAGACGCTGAAGGAGACGTTGCTATAGATTTTTCTGTAGATGGTCTTTCTGACGTCACTGCCCCCTCACCTTCAGAGGGCGATATACTAAAATACGAGTCCAACAGGTGGGTAAACGACAGCCTAGGAAAAGCTGACGTAGGTTTAAATAACGTAGACAACACAAGTGACTCGGATAAACCAGTAAGCACAGCGACACAAACGGCATTGGACGCAAAGGCAAACACAAGCGCTGTTCCTGTTTCTTTAAATGATTTAAGCGACGTTAGTATAGTTGGCACCCCTACAAAAAACACAACCCTACTTTACGATGAAACGGCGAATGCCTTTAAATTTCAACCTAGTTTTACAAATCGATTCGAGGACGAGGCTGAAAACAACAAACAAGCTATTGTACCCTTTGTTGAGCGTGTATACACGGTGAAAACGGATGGTGACGGAATCTTTATTGATTCTGAGAGCGACACACCAACGGCAGGTAAGGTCATAAAGAGAAAAATATATCACAAGGTTGGTTTTATCGCAAGCGGCGATCTAATCGGTGATTACACTCTGGTTCACACTTTCGCTGATGACATAGCTTATAGCGCGACAGAGAGCGTTTTTGAAGGGTTCAGGGACGGTGATACTTACGGTACCGCTCCATTTACTTTAATACAGACATGGGAGGAGGTAACAGCCGCACCTAGCTTTACGGGGCTTTTAAACGAGACGTATGGCAGCGGAGCTGAAGCTGCATACTCTACGCGAAGGCTCAACGGGAATGTAACGGACTGCATGGTGATTCGCAGGGCATCGGATTCGACTACAACGACGATTGGGTTCGACGGTTCGGGGAATATCGACGAGGCTGATATTATTTCGTTCTGCACGGGTACGAGTTGCACGGTCTATCAATGGCTTGACCAGTCAGGAAACGGGAACACAGCGACGGCGGCAGCACCTACGAATGAGCCGACGATTTACACGGGTGGCGCGTTGGTGAAGGATAACGGAAAGGTGGCGTTGGACTTTGACGGTTCAAATGACGTGCTAAGTTTTTCCAATTTTTCAATAACATCTGCAACGAATAAAGCGGTATTTATTGTAGGAGCAAACGACGAAACGGGTAGCGTCAGACGTAGACCGTTTAGTATTAAATCAGCTACGGGAACACTTGTAGCAGTTTGGCATGACGACAACAATACAAGCGCATTCAGTGGAAACGGATTTAGTAACAGTGTAACAATTACAGCGTCTAATGCGTCTCAATATTTACTAACGGGGCAGGATTACGCAGGAAATCAAAGCATATTTTTAGACGGAAGCGCAGGAGCGACCAATGCAAACGGTGGAACAAATACAGGCGCAGTATCAGGATATATTGGTGGATATGATGCAACACTTGCGGCACCTAACAATCAAGCATATTTTGGGCGATTGCAGGAAATAATAACTTATTCAATTGACAAATCCAGCGTCCGCACCTCCATCGAAGAAAACATAGGAGACTACTTCACCCAAAACACGCCACTGCTCGACACGTACAGCGGGGCGGCGGCGGCGTACTCTTTGAGGCTTTTGGACTCGACGTATACGGGGCCAGCCATCGAGGTATACGCGGGGACGAATGGCACGGCTGACATCGGCTTCAACGTATTTGGCGAACTCGATACGGTAGCCTTGGCCGCGCATTGCGGGAACCAAGACGGCACGGTGCGAACTTGGTACGATCAATCAGGCAACGGGGTTGACGCCACGCAAACAGTATCGACAGCAAATCAGCCGAAGATTTACGACGGGACGACGGGCGTGGTCACCGAGAACGGAAAACCTGCGGTTGAGTTTGATGGGACGGGGTACTATCTTGAAGCTCCCGACTCAAGCACATTGAGTTTTACAGATGGAGCAGGAACGGACACGTACATTTCTGCTTTTGCTACGTTCAAACTTGACTCAGCGGCAACAAACTCACGGGTTTTGTTTTCAAAAGATGACGGCTCCCCGAATCGTGAATACGCATGGGGTTATTTCGGTTTTCAAAGTGAAGCGAGATTTTTCCTAAAGAACCAAGGAGGTAACGACCAAATCAGCCAAGACGCAACAACACCCACTCAGCTGAATCTTTATCAGGTTGGCGCAATGCTATATGATGCAAGCGAAACAGCGGCGGGCATAACGATGCATATAAACGGAGTCGCTTCTACAATGGGAAACCCAGTCACCGCAACTTACACAGGAATGTCAAATACGACGGCACCGTTTCGAATTGGGGCGCAGGTTGCAAGTAATTTTTTCAGCGGTATAGTTCAAGAAATTATTATGTACGGTTCTGACCAATCCGCCTACCGCACGAACATCGAATCCAACATTGCAACCTTCTACGACATAACAATATGAACGGATAATTCTTGATTCTTAGCTCTTTTTTTATTTGGCTATATTTGCATTATGTCAATTAGAAACCGAGAGATATGCTAGGCTTAGGTAATGCTATAAACAAGGCTAGAAGGCGTACTGTTTTTGTTTCTGTCACTCCAGATGGCCCTGGATTTAATGTCCTCGCCTATGGGTCTGTTGGTGAAGCTGGGTATGTCATATCGTGGTTTCGGTCTAATTCAGATGGAGACTCCGATGAAAACGGAAGCTACATCACATACACTGAGGTTTATCCAAGTCACTACTACTTTGGAGACGACTCTAAGGCTACTCTCTTTGATGCTGCAAATGATATTCCCAATCACGTTGAGGTCGTTCAAGAGGGGGAGGAAGATGCTGCTGAGTACACGGGTTGGAGATCGGCTAGCCCTGGTGAATTTCAAAGTTTTTTAGATCACATTTATGATAACCCTGCTTTCACTGATGACTATCAATCAGCTGATGCTTCAAACCCTTACTTGGTTGCGTCACCGCTTAATTGGAGTCAATATTTAAGCGACCCAAATAGCGGGGTATCTAACAATTCTGGATGGTATTTTGCATTTACCGACGGCGACGAATCTATATATCCTACCGTTGAGCAGATAAACGTGAACAGCCATTATTTCCTGGTTGTTCGACGGTTTACCCCAAGCGAGCAAATTGTTTGGAGCGACCCTACTTCACCTCCTAATATCGATCCAGATCCTGTAGATCCAGAGCCAGCTGATTTCCAGTTTAGGAGTTCTGGTGGTTTAATTCCAGAGGCCTTTGATGAAGACAACGACGTCTCCGTAAACCTTAGCATAAACGGTGATCTTCTAAGCGACTCTGAATTTCCTATGTATATAGCGAATCCAACTTCTGTTATGTCGAGCGGAAGCGACAATGAAGGTAATAGATTTAAACTACAATTTACCCTTAAATTTCCTGTTGATCCTTCAGATCCTAATAACGCTTTTAATCTTCCAGACCCTTGGAATCCATCTAATGAAGAACAGAAAAGAATAAAGGTTAGTATGTTGAACTTAGGGTATGAAGACATTTTGTTTTACCCTCCGAACCCAACTGTTGAATCTGTTTTTAACGAACTTGGCCTAGTTGCTGCATTAGAATTTAATGGTATTTCCGAAGATTACGCAGAAAGAAGATACCCAGACATAGAGGTTCTTTTAAATAAAACGTCTCAGGATGACATACCTACTGGTAGCAGTAAGGTTGCCATTGACGGATTTGTTCTTGATTTGGTTACATCTGAGGCTTTCTTTTCTTACACTGGTTACTTAGACGTAAGAAACTTTAAGGCTAAAAACCTTATCAGCTCTTATGGTGATGATGAAAAAATAGAAGATTTAACCGATATAGGAGTTTTGTCCGCTATGGACGACGCAAAAAGATTTTTTATGCTAAGGGTTGAATCTATAGAATATGGGACAACAACAAGGCCGTATAGTGAGTTGATTGCCCTTCCAATTTCTATGAGGTACATCATGTTCCCTATTTTGCCTAAAGATAATACTATAGCGTTTTTTGAGTACTCTGACTTTGTAGATAGTCTGTGGAGCTCGACAGGTCAGAACCTACCGCCAGAAATTCCTGGTCAAACCGAAGATTACTACGATTAATGGAATCACTTATACTAGAAAAACAGCCTTCAGCTTTAGGCGCATACTCAACTAGAATTCTTCGCAGAAACTATCAGCGTGCGATTATGCGCGTAAGGAGGCGTGCCGACTCTGCTCATGCTGAGGTTAGAGCTGACGCTAACGGGGTGATAAGCCTTGATTCCAGGATCAGCATATCCTCTGGAACTTCTTCGGCTACCAATCTTGGTGAGTTTGTAGCAAACGCTTCGTATACCGACGTAGATTCCCTTGGGTCCCCTTCTATCGCTACGGTTGCTGTTTGGTACGATCAGAGTGGATCAAACAACCACATGACTCAGGTTGTTGCAGATTCTCAACCTAGAATCATTAGTAATACTGGGACTGTTTATCAGGGGGATAATGGTCCTACAGTTTATCTTGACTCTCGCCATATGGACTCTATGGAGCTTGTTGGTGACTTTACTGTTTATCTTTCTTTTCGGCTTTTGTCTCCGTTTGTTGATTTAAAGCTGTTTGATGGGACAAATGAGTTGATTGATATTTCAACCCCAGCTAATGGTATTACACTTTCTCAAATCACAGATAGTGACACTCATTTAAACGGATATAAAAAAGGTGGTTCAACCTCTATTGATTTTGACTCAAGATCAGACAACACCTTAACTGTATCTGGAACCTTTGCCTCTACTGGAATAACTAAAATAGGCGCAGGACAGGGTTCTCTGTCCGACTTCTATATATACCCAAGAGCAAAGAAGGGTAAAAGAAGAAGAGACGTAGAGGTGGTGACAACTAGGGAGAGGCAGGCTCCTCTGTCTTACTCTAACCGAGGTGATATCGACACGACAGCTTTTTTGAATAGGTTTGATGGTGTTGCGAATGCGTTTTCTTTGCGCTCTTTAAATAAAGAGGATTCAAACCCTCTTGTTTCCGTTCGAAGAGAGGTGGACCACAAGGAAGTATTTGTTTTTCCAGACACTTCTGGGTTTGTCTCACTTAGCTCTACTGTTTCAGAGTGCTTTAAAAAAACAACAGGTATAGCTGCTGGACCTCATTTATTGGTACCTCCAAGTAAGGCCACTACCTTAGGTCAGTTCTTAGGTGATTCAGGTTCTTCTGACCCAGATTCTTTAGGTGCTTCAACTACTGGGAGGGTTGTAATGATGTTTGATCAGGCTTCCGCCAACGAAACACTTAGAAGAAGACTTCTTGATTATCACACAGGGTCTGAAGCAGCTTACTCTACTAAGAGGCTCAGTACTTCTTACACAGGTCCTTGTTTCGAGGTCTCTATCTTCTCTTCTACCTCTCCTTATGCTCTTATCTCAACTTCAGACATTGAGTTTGACTCTGCTGGCAGTATATCAAAAACTTTTTCTACTTTTAGATCTCAAGCACTTCAGACTCATGGTGCCTTGACTATTATTAGGGCTTCTAAGATTTATGACCAATCTGGAAACGGAAGGCACTTAGTTCAGTCATCAAGGGATGAGATGCCCGAAATTCTTCTCAATACAGTAAACGGAGAGGTTGGATTTAGCTTTGGCGCATCCGCTGGTAGTTACCGTCAAAGCATGTCTGTTTCCTCTTTGTCTATCCCTACACCATTTAGTTATTCCACAACCTTTTTTCGAGCGCTAGGAAACGTAGACGGATACAAGTACATTGACTTCGGGGGAAATGTGTCAATTCAAAGTGGTGCTACTAAGGAGCTTTATGTTTCTGACGGGGTAAATTCTATAGAACCTTCTGGTTTTATGCCTCAAAAAGTGGTCAATCACATTTATGGTGCTCATGACGGAGCTTCTTCTGAGTTTGGCTATAATGGTGCTGTAACCTCTGGATCTGGCCTAACCAGCTCTATAACATCCATACAGGTGAATGAGTCAGGTCAGTCATCTGACATTGATAGTATGTATTTCCACGAATTAATCGTGTGGGGAGAAAACAAGTCTACAGGTCAAGGACAAAAGGAAGACATAGACTCTTATTCAGATCTTGTTTACAGAACACAAGACTCTAACGCAAAAGCCTTTCCTTCAACAGCACAACCTAAGATATATGACGCTACCAACGGACTAGTTCAGGACGGTGGCTCTGTGTCTTTAGAGGTTGTCCAGGATAACTACTTCTTATTTGACAAGTCTAAGATGGCAGGCAAGCCTAATGTTAGCTCTTTTGTCTCTCTTTCTACTAGTGATTCTAGGGGGTATTTGTACGCTGTTAATGGTGCGTATTATGGTCCGAGATTGAACTCTTCTACGTCTGCATCTTACGTAAATAACTTTGGCACTCCTTCTAGTTTTTTAAACGGAGAAGAAGTCACGACATCAAACACTATACAAGCCTACAATTTAATATCAGACTCTACTAAAAAGATTCTTAGTACCGTTGGGGCTGATTCGTCAGCATGGGAGACAGGTGCTACTGAAAGTGAAATAACCCTACTTAACTATTATCAGGACGGAGGCAGCAACGACACTCTTAGCGGAAAGTTTCAGGAGTTTTTGTTTTTTAATTCTGACGTATCTAACGATAGAGCCGCCATTGAGAATGACATGAGCGCCGCGTTTAATAGTTATTCACTGGCCAGGTCTAAAGGCACTCAGAAGCTACTTAATGAGTATCCTGGTGCTGCCGCTGCATACTCTGTAAGGCAGCTTAACGCTAACTATAGCGGTCCTATTATGAGGGTTGACAATGGGTACACGGAGCTAGATATATATCCACTTCCAAATGGAGACCTTGACACCGAGTCAATTATTCAGCACGCTAAGGCCAACTCCTTTAATCCTAACGCTAAAATTTCGGTGTGGTACGATCAGTCTGGCAATGGTAATGACGCTGCTCAAGCTGTAAATAGCAGCCAACCGACTATATGCAGGAATCTGTCTATTGTTTATGAGAACGGGAAGCCTGCGGTTGAGTTTGATGGCACAGATGACGGATTAAGAACAAGCAACGAAGTGATGACGGGTTCATCAATATGCTTGATTGGAGTTGTAAAGTCAACCACGACAGGAAACATATCAACACGATACTTAGACCAAACTGGCGCAAATGGTGCGGCATTAAGAGGGCGCGGCGAAGTGTCGGGAAATTATTTACTTGATTCATTTTCCTCAATTGGAAACTCTTCAGAGTTTTTACGACCAGCAATTGACTATGGAGGCAGTCAAATTGTACAGACGGCAAACTGGGTAAGCGGGGGAAGCGCAATGCACGTCAATGGAGCGCAAGTGGCTACAAACACGAACACTTTTACAGGCGGCGGGAATACAGGTATTGATATGGGTGTCGGATATGAGGCAAGCGGAAACAGGCAATTTCACCAAGGTACATTGCAAGAAATTCTGATTTACAACGATAACAAATCCACCGACCGCATCGACATTGAATTCAACATAAACAAGTACTTTGATATTTCCCCTCAGGGACCTACTAAGCTTTTGTTAGACAAGCACCCTGGTGCTGCTGCTGCTTACTCACTCAGAAAGCTTAGCACTAAGTACGCAGGACCAGCAATCAAGATAAGAAGAGCCAGTGACAGCCTAGAGGCTGATGTGTACTTTGATAAGAGTGGTAATATATCCCTTGAGTCTATCGTTACTAACGTGCCTGAAACGACTATTGGGAAACCTCAGAGTAATGCTACTTTTAATCTAGGTGTAGCAACCCTCGGTGAGTTTGTAGGGAATATAAGGTACAACTCTGCTGGTGTTACAGACGCGTTTGTTGTTGTATGGTACGATCAGTCATCTAACGGAAACGACGCTCAGCAACTCACTGCAGCTTCTCAACCTAAAGTCGTGAATGCTGGCTTTGTCGTAGCTGAAGGTAAGAAGCCAGCGGTGGAGTTTGATGGGGCAAATGACCTTTTGCAAAATTTAAACATCGGAACAAGTCAAGTTTCAGAAGCCACAATTTATTCAGTATTTCATAAAATATCAGGAGAAGGCGGGGTAGTGAATTGGTCAGGGAGTAACTCTCTCGCCAATACAATAAGGTACACAACAAGCCCAGCAGGCTATCGATTTGGCTGGAGTTCTTCGTCGGTAGGAACAGATACGGGCGCTCAATTATTGTTTACGGGGCAACAAGACGGAGCAAACGGCATTATGAACATCGATGGCACTTCGCAAGGCACGTTCACAGTGGAGACAAACCGATATTGGGATGGGATAATTTATATGGGTAAACCGCCTTGGTTGTCAAGTCCCCAAATGAAAATGTCTGAATTTGTGATGTATTGGAGCGTGAATTCAGCAAGCGAAATAACAGACATCGAAACCAACATAAACAACCACTACTCTATCTTCACCCCTGAGCTAGAGTTAGGATTGATAAACGAGTTTGATGGTGCTGCTGCTGCTTACTCTCTAAGGCTTTTGAACTACTTCTACCAAGGACCTCTAGTAAGGGTCAGAAGGGATTCAGACCACGTAGAGGTAGATGTATACCCAGACGAGAACGGAGTATTCAGCGAAAGGTCATTAGTAAAGAATGCTGTAGAGAGCTCTACAGGGGTCTCTGTTGGCTCTCCTAACGACTCAAAGGCGTTTAGGTTTGGTGAGTTTGCATACGGGGCTAATTGCTTTGTAGTTGAGTGGAAGGATCAATCGTCTAACAGCAATCACGCTACTCAGAATGCAGCTGCTAGTCAGCCGAAGATTTATGATAGTGCGACGGGCGTAGTGACGGAGAACGGGAAGCCTGCGGTAGACAATCAAGGAGGAACACAAGAGCTTCAGTTGACTTCATCCCTTACGGGAATGGAAACAATTATTGCGGTAGCCAAACAGGACAACGGAGCAACAAACGGTTATTTGATTGGCGCGAGTGCAGACTATTCACTACGGTCTCAAGGTGGTTGGCGACCCATCACGGGCAGCCCTGCTGCAAACGTTAATGATTTTTATTTTAATGGAAGTATTTACATTGATGGCGTTTCAGTGACTTCTAATCTGACGACTTCAAATCAAATTCTTATTGCCGCAAATAGCGCAACGGGTGGTTATAACTACGCTCTTGAATTTATAGGAGGCACTTATCCAAGTAGGCATTGGGACGGACCAATTCAGGAACTAATTATTTTTAGCAGCGAACAAAGCACTTCAAACCGCACAGGAATAGAAACCAACATCAACACGTTCTATAACATATTTTAAAACATAAACAATGAATTACATTATCATTGAACCAGAAGCTGATATGACATCAGCAGATAGAGCAGTAGCTATTACAGAGGAGCTTTTCAGAGTATCTAGACCAGACTCCGCTCGTCACCCCAAAGATGTGTCTCGATACGTATTCGGATGGATGGACCACCCAGAAAGCGGAGAACGCGCATTGTCTGTAGACTTAGACTATAATATCTATGTCCACCCAGATAACAACTTAGACACGCTAATCTCTCTTTTCCCTGAAGTGCCAGAAGAAGAAAGAGCACAGCTCTCTCAGTTTATCTCTAGCTCAGACAACTTCCGCTTTGGAGACATCATCCCTTCTACAGCTACTGTAAGAGATCAGCAGCACATGCAGGATAACGGTTGGTTCCCAGAGGAAGTAGCCGAATAATATAAAAAATATTATTTTATTATCTTTGTTTTATGCCTAGCGTAAAGAAAAAGAAAAACGTAAGCCTCAAGATGGGTAAGCATAAGTCTCGTTCTGGCGGACTTACTGCTGAAGGTGTGAGAAAGTACAACAGAGAAACAGGTAGCAACCTAAAGACTGCTGTAACTACTCCCCCGTCAAAGCTTAAGAAAGGAAGTAAAGCAGCGGGTAGAAGAAAGTCTTTCTGCGCTAGAATGTCTGGCGTAAAAGGACCAATGAAGAAGCCTAATGGTAAACCAACCAGAAAGGCTCTTGCGTTACGGAAGTGGAACTGTTGATTAAGATATTAATATGTTAGAAGGTATTTCTCATTTTGAATTCCTGCTTGTTGCAGGGTCTTTAGTGGGTGGATGGGTGAAGTTTCACTCTGACTATAGTAAGCTTTCGGCAAGGGTTGCCGCACTAGAGGCAGATAATGGGGAATTCCGAGAGGATGTAAAACAGCTTCTGAAAGATATTCAGGAGATCAAGCTCTTGCTTGCAAAGAACCAAATGCAATGAATGCTGTCAAGTACAACAAGGGCGGTAAGCTTAAAGTGAGTTCGGCTACAAAAGCTGTTCCTGCTCCTTCTGGTTTTCACTGGATGGAGGAGGGGGGTAGATACTTCCTTATGAAAGGAGACTACAAGCCTCACCCTGGTGCCGTAAAGGAGGCCAAGTTTAAGATCGTAAACCATTCATGAAGGCGAAGAAAAAATGCAACTGCGGTTGTAAGAAATATAACAAAGGGGGTAGTGTAAAAGACGCCTGCTATAGCAAAGTGAAGTCACGATACAGTGTATGGCCTTCTGCTTATGCGTCTGGTGCTTTGGCTAAGTGTAGAAAAGTGGGTGTTAAAAACTGGGGGAACAATGGCGGTAAGAAAAACTAAAGCAGGTCTTAACCTAAAGCGCTGGTTTAAAGAGGATTGGAGGACTTTATCTGGAGATAAGGATTACTCAAAAGGTGATCGCTCATTCAGACCAACCAAGAGAATCTCTAAGGATACACCAGCAACAGCCTCTGAGTTAACTCCAGCAGATAAAGCTAGGGGAAGGAAGGAGAAGAGGGAGAAGGGTAGAGTAAGCCGCTGGAAGAAGAGCTCTAAATAACAGATATCAAATAAGTTATATATTTGCACTTAAAGTAAAGAATTATGTCAAAACTTATAAGACAGGGGGAGGCAAATCTCGTTTCATTTGGTCAGTCAGGCGGAGCAGCTACAACTGTAGATACAGCCGTTGCCATTCCTTCTGGAAAGGTTATTGTTGCTATTCAGTCACTAAGCGATACCACAGCTTTTAGCACAATGACTTCAGAGGGTGGTGAATACCCTGAGCTTGGCGCTAGCGTAGTCTTGCCTACTGGCGTAACCTTGTTCGGAAGATGGACAGCACTAACGGCGAGCGCTGGAGAGGCTGTTGTTTACTTCTCTTGATAATAAAACAAACTTAATTTAATGGAAAACGAAAACACACAACCCGTAGAAGGGATGGAGCAAGAGGCTCCCGTTTCTACACCAGAAGAGTCTACATCATCATTTAGCTTCGTAAGCGATGAAGAGGTAGCCCAAATGAATCAACCGCAAGAACAGCCTACACAGGAAGCTGCTCCAGAGGTTGAGCAACAACAAGAAACTTTTTCTGAACCAACGGAGGCGCAACCAGAGGTTCAGCAAGAATATGCACCAGAAGAAGTCGAGACGGCTGTGTTCGAATTCCTTAGCGAAAGGCTTGGGAGGAACGTAACCTCTATCGACGACCTACAGGCGCAGCAGCAGGAGCAAAGAGAGATTGACGAGCGTATTTCTGTGATTGCGGATTTTGTCGAAAAGACTGGCCGCGATCCACAAGATTGGTTTATCTATCAGTCAATGAACCCATCCGAAATGGATGACATGACTGCTATTCAGGTCCAGATGGCATCTGATTACCCAAACCTATCGCAAGAAGAAATCGGTATGTTGGTCTCTAGCAAGTATAAGCTCGATCCAGATCTTAACTCAGAAGACGAGGTGAAGCTTTCGCAACTGCAAATGAAGATAGACGCATCTAATGCGCGTAAGGGAATTGATGAAATGCGATTGCAGTATCAAGCCCCAGAACGCCAAGCAGAAGCAGAGTCTACTTCTATGATTGATGATAAATGGGTTTCAAACATGCGTAGTGAGCTGGATGCTATGGAAGGGATTGAATTCAATCTTGGAAATGACAAGACGTTTACTTTCGGTATGGATGAGAACTACAAGAATCAGCTGGCTGAGAAAAACACTCGCCTTGACGAGTTTTTCGATCCTTATGTGCGAGAGGACGGGAGCTGGGATTACGACACTCTGAATATGCACAGAGCTGTGATTGACAACGTAGAGAGCATTGTCCAGTCTGTTTACAGACAGGGTATGTCCGACGGTCAGCGCGGCATTGTGAATAAAGCAGCGAACGTATCTCCTACGTCTCCAAATCAAGGACAAGCACCTAATGGACCTGACCCACTGACTCAGCAACTAAAAGAAGCGCTGGGGGTGAATAAGGGAGGGTTCGGATTTATCTAATTTTTAAAAAACAAATATTATGGCTATTACTACTACAGGTACAGACCTGAACCCCAATGATGCCAGCGTAGGCAACACTGGCGGATTAAAAGTGTCGCCAGACACTTACACAACTCTGGCTGATCTTATTGAACCAAACAAGCCAGATGTACAGGACTTGTACGTATCTACTTATGGTGATCAAGGGATTACTGGATTTTTGGAGTTGACTGGGGCTAAAAAGAATGCTGGAACGGCAGATAGAGTTGACTGGTACGAAGAAGGTAGACTTCACAAGACTGTAGACTACACTAACGTGACTGCTGCGGTTGCGGGTACAAGTCACGGAGAAATCGTCTGCACGAACTCTCAAGCTAGAGTGAATGACGTTTTACTTCTTAAAACTGGTCAGAGAATTGTACTTACAGGTAAAGTAAGCACTACTGGTTTTGAGTGTATGACAATGGACGGAAGTGCTTTGGTACCTGGTGCGGTAACAGATAAGGCTGCAATCATTGGAAACGTTTACGGTCAAGGAACAGACCAGCCTTCTGAGTTTTATCAGACTGGTTTAAAGAAGAGAAGCAATCCATACATCATCACTAAGGAGATGTACGAAGTTGCTGGATCTCAGGCCACTAACATCGGATGGTTGAACGTGAACGGACAGTACATGTGGTACTTGAAGAACGAGATGGATGCTCGTAAGCGATTTATGAATCAGCGTGAAATGATGTTGTTGTACTCTCAGGTTGGTCCAGAAGGATCTCCTGCTTTGATCAACTTGGACACCGAAGGAGCAAACGACGCTACTGTAGCTAACGCTCAAGGAAGTGTAGGTTCTGAAGGTTACTTCGCTGCTGTTGAAGAGCGAGGAATTACTGCTGCTGTTTCTGGTGGCGCTCAAGGTTCATTCGCATCTATGAGTGACATCGACACAATCATTCTTGAGCTTGATAAAGAAGGAGCTCCTGCTGAGTACGCTATGTACGTAAACAGAGCAACATCTTTGGATCTCGACGACATGCTTGCTAACGGTATCGCTACACAGGTGACTGCTGGTTTGGCTGGTCAGTTCGGTGCGTTTAACAACGACGCTGACATGGCTGTAAAGCTTGGCTTTAAGTCATTTACTCGTGGTGGGTACACTTTCCACAAGCACGACTGGAAGCTGTTGAATGACCCTACATTGGGTGGTTTGAACAACATCCACAAGGGTGCGATGATTCCTTTGTCTCAAGTTGCTGACGCTAAGTCTGGTGTTAAGGCACCAGCTTTGCAGATGAACTACAAGGCTGCTGGAAGCTACTCTCGTGAGATGGAGCACTGGGTAACTGGTGGTGGTGTTCTCGGACACACCAACGCTGCAAACGGTAAGGATACTGCTATCTTCAACTACCGTTCTGAGTGTAACCTCGTTACTCGCGCTGCTAACCAGCACGTTGTATTGAAGTAATTAATCTGAAGTAACGGAGGGGAGGCTTCGGTTTCCCCTCCCGATCTTCATAAGATATTTATCATGCAAAAACACGTATTCCCTTTGTTCCTTGACGGGGACATTCAAGCGGTTGCCGCTGCGGGCTCATGGAATGGACTCACGAGCAGAATTGATATGAATGGAGCTTTCACTCTTTCGGTCCCTTCTGATGTGGTTGTAGATCCTGGAACCATTGTTTCGCTTAAAAACGACACTGGCGGACCTTTGAATCTCACTCTTTCTCCAGATCCTTTTGGCGACGCCGATACTGATGTAGAGTCACTTGCAGACAAAACTATATTTACTGTGATGTACGTAAGCGACGCAATTGGTTGGATTCCATTTGGAACTGCCACCCTAACATAAACACAATAGGTAACTGAGCGGGGAGAATGGCTCCCTACTCTTTTACTATCTTTACAAAAAAACTATGAGAAAGCATATTATACCATTTTACTTAGAAGCACCGACTCAGGAAATCTTGACCGAAGGTGATGACCTGAACTGGAACGGCGTAACAAGCAGGATTATTCTTCCAGCTTTTACATCCAACGCAACGGTTAACATTGATGCTGTTGCAGCTCAGGGTAAAATCATGCCAGGCACTATCTTGGTTTTAGATCAGAGCGGGGCGGTAACGGCAGGAGTAACAGTCACCATAGCTTATAATGATTCTACAGTGATTGCGTTTGACGCGACATCAGAGTCTGCTACTCTTCTTTTCTTTGACGACAGAGATAGTCAAGACGACGCTGGATGGGAGGTAATCGCAAAAGACGCCTCTGTGGGGGATCTTTCAGCTATTGACCTTGACATGTCTGGAAGTCTAACGATAGACACCGACCTATTTGAGGTTGATTCAGCAAGCCGAAGCATTGGATTTTTTGGAGAGACAGCGATCGAGCAGCCAGCTGATGCAGCACAAGCAGCCGTTGATTTAACCGCTATTTCAGATTTTCCCGCAGATAGCGCCGCCTCTGTTACTGACGCAACTGACTTAGAAGCTGTGGCAGACGCTGTAAGATCTTTGACAACCCTTACAAATAGGTTGAGAGCCGACTTGGTTTCTTTGGGGTTGATTAAAGGTCAAGCTTAAGACTTATTTAGAACTTTAATTTAATTTTATTATGAATCAAACAACTAAGCGCCCACCAGGGCGACCAAAAAAAGCTGCACCCGCAGCCGCTGTAGCAGAAGCTCCAGTAAAACAACAGCCTAAGAAGAAGGCTATTCGACGTCAAGAGAAGGTATCCGCCACCCAGGAGTACAAAGCCAACGGGAGCGGTGCTGTAATGATGCTTATGCAGAGCGGCATCACCGTGTACGACGAAGAGACAGGCATGGTGCGAGAGATTCGCTATTGCGAGAATGAAAACTCTATCTGGAAAGATGAACAAGCTGATCGGTCTGTAAAGACCCCAGTCATCTTCCGTATGGGTAGACTATTCGTAAACGAACGACAGCCTAACCTCAAGAACTTCCTTGAGATCCATCCTGAAAACAAAGAGAACGGAGGCAGCCTATTCGAGCTAGTAGACAACCTAAAGAAGGTGGAGGTAGATATCGACAACGAGTTCCTCGTAAACGATGCTATTACTATGCTCCGAACTAAAGAGCTTGATGAGCTGCTAGCTGTAGCCCTGGCGTATGGGATGGACATTGACCGCCCTACATCTGAGGTGAAGCACGACCTACTCCTCAAGGCTAAGAAGTCACCGAAGGTATTCATCGAGTCATTCGATAACCCAGTCGTGGCTATGAAGTCTAAGATTAGACAAGCAATTTCTTACCAAATCATTAAAGCAGACAACGATGGAGTTAAGTGGTTTGACACTAACAAGCATATTGTATCCGTGCCTGCTGGACAGGATCCTGTTGACGTTTTTGTTCGTTATTGCATGACCGAGGCTGCTGCCCCCGTCGTAGCCGAGATCGAGCGACAACTGGACTAAACGTAGTTATATATGGACAGGAAGGGCTCCCAAAAGGGGGCCTTTTCTTTTTTGTATATTTGTGTCATGGCATACGGAGCTGACATATCGGTAGTGTACAACACCCTAAAGGATCTTGCGAACAAGGACCAGCAGGGATTTATCTCGCCAACCGAGTTCAATCGGTTTGCCAACATTGCCCAACTCAATATATTCAACGGACTCTTTGATGAACTCAAGGATGCCAAAAGGCTGTCTCGATCAGGGGGTAACCCTATGAGGGATAAGTCACGCATCAAGCGAATCGAAGAAGACTTGGCTTATTTCTCTAAGAAGATCACGCAACCCAAGGCTAGCGGTAAGTTTGCAAAACCTGACGATTTAGCCAGGATTATAGGTGTTACTACGGCTGGAAGCATTATGCTTGATCAATCAACTAAGAAGCCTATTGAGCTTTGCTATGACGAGGAGAAGATTGAGCGCATCCTGGTAAGCAACCTAAGCGCACCTACAGCTGAGTTCCCTGTAGCCTTGGTTTCTGAATTCCTTCATGTGTTCCCCACTACGGTAAACAAGATTGAGATCAGATACTATAAGTACCCAGAGAGCACTATATCTGGGGTTAGGGAACCCAACCTCCCTACTTATTCTCTTACGGGAACATCTAGAGACTTTGAGCTTCCAGAGCACTACACTTCTGATTTAGTTTATGAGATTGGAAAGATGATTGGTCTTAACCTTAGGGATACGGATATCGTTAACTACACTAGTCAGGAGATGCAGACTAGGAAACAAGCAGAAACATACTAATGGCTAGGAATACAGTACCCTTAAAGCAAATCATAAATGATTTTGTTATAACCCTAGCGGATGATGATTACGCGGGCAGTGCTTCTGACACGCAGATCAGGACTCATGCTTTGCGAGGCATTCGTGAGATGGGCTTTGATATGTCTAAAAAGATTCGCTCTTTAGTATTAGCTATCAATAGCGCAAACAATACTGTAGAGCTTCCAGATGACTTCGTGGATTGGAGCAAGGTAGGTGTGGTTGGTTCAGACAACCTGGTCTATGTACTTGGAGAGAACAAGAACCTAAACTACTCTCAAGTCTATGACAACGGGTCTGGAGTGAAGGCAAGTACTTCCGCTGATGCATATGATAGTGATGGAGACGGAGTGTACGACAGAATAGACGCTAAGACAGCTACGACTGGTGGTGACACCTCTACTAGCTTTAACTCAACAGTATTCAGAGACTACTACTACGGTAACCAGAACGCTATCTACGGAGCTGGAGGGGGTAGATACAGAGGTGAGTTTAGAGTAAATCTAGACCAGAACAGAATTGAGATTAGCCCTATCTCCAATGTGTCGGAGGTGGTGATTGAGTATGTAGCTGACGAGGGACGCTCTCAGAACCCCTCAGTTCACATATATCTAGAGGAGGCACTAAGAGCATACATTTACTACAAGATCGTTGAACGTAAGGCCTCTGTGCCAGCCAACGAGAAGGCTAGGGCTCGTCAGGAGTACTACAACGAGCGTAGAAAGGCTAATGGGCGTATCAAGTCCTTCACGAAAGAGGAGGCTCTGAAGACGATTAGAAAGAATTACAAACAGTCACCTAAGTTCTAATGGCGATTGATAAAATGATACCACGCTTCCTCGTCAGTGATGAGGACGAGCGTTTGCTGAAAGAGGGTGCCATGACGGATGCCCTCAACGTCACTATATCTGAGGATGGGGATGGTAG